GAGAAAACTATGGACATCAGTAAAATGAAGTTCAGACACGTCTAAATATCTGAATATATTCATAAATCAAAATTAATGGCTCCGAATGCAAATTCGGGGCTTTTTTTATTTCTATTTCCTGTTATCGTTGTAGCCCTTAGTAATGACCATTAACTAGGATGAAGCAGAATGGAAATAGAACTTATAAAAACACTACTAAACCATGAGGCTTACCAATCAACACAGGCAAAACTTAGACAATCAATATTCTCAGAAGATGGGGCAGACCTTTACGTCCTGCTTAAAGATGCACATGAGAAGTATGAGGCTGATCTAAAACCAGAAGACCTTTATTCGATTTGGTTAAGCAAGAACCCTGTCGCTACTACGTCAGAGATTAATGAGTTTAGGGACAACATCGATGATCTTAAACGTGCGGAAGCTATTACTTCTGAGGTAGCAACTGATGTCATAGAAAGCCTGTGGCGGCGTGAGATAGGCAGAGACATTGCCAACATTGGTATCAACATGTCTGAGGGCGATACATCTGCCCTGCTAAAGCTACAGTCATTGATTGAAAAGATATCTGGTAGCTACATGCCAGATGAATTTGGTGAACCTACTACTGACAATATCTACGAACTGTTAGCTGAAACCTCTGACGACAATCGTTGGAAGTTTAATATCGAAACATTAGCCCGACATGTATACGGGATCGGCCCTGCAGAGTTTGGGATTGTGTTCGCTAGACCTGAAACAGGTAAGTCAGCATTCCTGATTAGTATCATTGCAGGCCCTGGGGGCTTTTGTCAGCAAGGGGCTAAAGTCCTGTATCTTGGTAATGAAGAACGTACCACACGTACAAAGCTTCGTGCGATCCAAGCCTGCAGTGGTATGACCCGTGAAGAAATCACAAACAATCCTGACCTAGCCATGTCGAAGTATCAGGCTATTAAGGATCGTTTAATCATGAAGGATGTCCAAGAATGGGATTTGGACACAATTAATGCGTATTGCGAAAAGATCAAACCAGACGCTGTGTTTATTGACCAAGCGGATAAGGTAACGATCTCTGGGCAGTACAACTCTAGCCATGAACGTCTGCGTGAATTGTATCGCAGCCTGCGTGAACTGGCAAAACGGCACGATTGTGCTTTGGTTGGTGTAAGCCAAGCCTCTGCCGAAGCAGAAGGTAAAACCCGTGTGGACTTCAGTATGCTTGAAGGTTCCAAGACGGGTAAGGCAGCGGAAGCTGATTTAATTATCGGCATCGGCAAGGCTTCTTCAGGCGACGACAATGAGCCTGATAACCGCCGTTTCATCAACGTATCAAAGAACAAACTCTCTGGGTTCCACGGCTATGTGATTGCCATGATCGAACCTGAAGTTAGCCGTTACACGGAGTAATCATGAAAATACTATCACTAGACTTGGAAACAACAGTTGACCGCTTAGAAGGTAAGATAGACAACAGCCCATTCAACCCTAAAAACAAATGCGTCATGGGCCAATATGGCTTCCTTGGTTGGGATACTGTCGAAGATGTACAGGTAGATACCTACTACCACAATGAATGTCTTACGCCTGCATCCAAAGAGGGTCTGCAAAAGGCATTAGACGAAGCAGACCTAATCATCATCTACAACGCTAAGTTTGATGTCATGTGGCTGCTTGAAATGGGGTTCACTATATCTTGCCCTGTTTATTGCTGCATGATCGCAGAATACGTGCTTGCAAAAGGTCAAAGACAGGAACTGAGCCTAAAGGCCACTGCAGAACGCTACGACGTTACTCGCAAGAAATCTGACCTAGTAGACGAACTGTTTAAAGCAGGCACAGGCTTTGAGGCCATGCCGTTAGAAACTGTTATTGAATACGGTATCGCAGACGTTGTGTCTTGTGGTGAGATTTATCTTCGCCAACAGGATGAACTGTCTAAAGAAAACAATCAGTCCCTGCGTTCCGTGATCGATATGATGAACGAAATGCTAATGTTCTTGGTTGAGATTGAACGCAACGGTATCAAAGTAGACCTAGATGTTCTGCACGACATTAAAGTTGAATACGAAGCAGAACACAAAGAACTTACAAAGCGTTTAGAAGAAATCGTTGAAGAGGTTATGGGTGATACGCCTATCAACCTGAACAGCGGTGCAGACATGACCAAGGTGGTCTACAGCCGTGAGGTCATAGACCGTGCTGCGCATCAACAGGTTTGGAATATCGGGCTAGGTGCGAATGGTAAACCCCTACCCCCACCCCGCATGAATGATGCACAGTTCAATCGTGCTGTACGCTCTACCACCAGAATAATTGAACGCACACAAGCACGGTGCTGTGATGTCTGTGATGGACGTGGCAAGGTTCAACTAATCAAAAAGAATGGTGAGCCTTATAAAAACCTTACTAAGTGCAAGAACTGTTCAGGTGTTGGTGCCTTCTACGATCCTACAGGTGTTACTGCAGGATTAAAACTAAGCCCTAAGACACCAAGCTATGCGTCTATCAATGGCTTTAAGACAGACAAGCACACGATCAAGGATTTGATCCGACAGGCTGAAAGCAAAGACAATCTTACCGCTGTAGAATTCCTGCAAAAGATGTCACGCCTAAACGCCATCAGCACGTATCTGGATTCATTCATTCAAGGCATTGAAACATGGACACGGGCAGACGGTTTGCTGCACACGAACATGAACCAATGCATCACTGCTACAGGCCGTTTGTCTTCATCAAATCCAAACTTCCAAAACCAACCCAAGCGTGGATTTCCTGTTAGAAAAGCGGTTGTAAGTCGGTTCGGAAATTCGCATCTGATCGTTGAAGCCGATTTCAGTGGTTTGGAATTCGTTGTCGCAGGGGAACTGTCCCGTGATCCACAAATCATTCAGGATATTTTAAATGGTAAGGACATCCACAAACAGACTGCCTCTATCATCCACCAGATACCGCCTGAAGAGGTTAGTAAAGATGTACGGGCTTCTGTAAAATTTCATACATTTGCCCCACTCTACGGTTCTACTGGCATGGGCCTATTGCCGCATGAAAAAAAGTATTATGACGAGTTTTTCAACATCTATGAGGGCCTTGGTGCTTACCAGAAGCGTCTTATGGATGGTGTCCTGCGTAATGGCATCGTACAGACCCCTAGTGGGCGGCAATACTTCTGGCCTAATGCAAAACGTACCAGAAATGGACGCATAACCAATGCTACGCAGGTGGTGAACTATCCTATTCAAGGTTTTGCCACAGGCGACCTTGTTCCACTGGCCTGCATCCGTGCGCTGCACAAATTTAAGGAAATGAAGCTTGTCTCTAAGCTAGTTCTGACAGTCCATGACAGTATCGTAGTGGATTGCCACAAGGATGAACTGGAACAGGTCAAGGAAGCCCTCACATGGGCTATGACAGGCGTTGCAGACGAAGCTGAGAAGCGTTGGGGATACAGTTTTGCCCTGCCTCTAAAGATAGAGATTTCTGGCGGCAAAAACTGGCTAGACCAAGTCGAATTTGATTGACTTGTAGCCCCTAGTTATGACATACTATAAGTCCAACTAAGAAAGGGTCACATTATGAATGATCTAACAACAATTGATGGTAGCGAGTTAGCAGAACTAGCAGACATTCTTGGAACTGAAACAGCATCTGGTGGTGGTGGGGACACACTTGTACGTGTGCCAAAGCTTGATCACCAACATGCGGCAGACGATGACGACGGGAACCCTATGCCCCGTGGTGAATTCAGACTGCACATGCCAGATCAAATTGTTTACGCCAAAACAGTTAAGTTTCGTCCTTTAGCTTCACACATTCAGTATTTCCTGTGGGAAAATGATAAGCTGATTAAGTCCCGTGCATTGAAAAACATGCGGGAAGAAGCCCGTGATACATCAGGCGGTATTGCGTGTGGTATGCCAGATTGGGAAGTTCGTGCAGAAAACGAAGACCTACGCCAGAAGTACAAAGACTGTCAGCGACGTGTCGTGCGGGGTCTTGTGTCTATGGTTGGACATAATCTGGAAGGCGAAGAAATCATTATTGAAAACCAACCTACCATTTACTTTGGTAAGGGGCGTACAAACTACGGCGGTTTCTTTAATGAGTATGTAAAACTACTGCCTAAAGGTGCAAACATCTTTGACTATGAAGCGAAGATGTCCACTGAACGCATGAAGGTAGGCGCAACGGTGTTCTTTAAGATACATTGGGAACCTCTTCTAAAAGATAAACTCCCAATGACGCAGGATGTCTTTGAAACGATGAAGGTCTTTGCAGACACTATTCGTGCCGAAAATAAGTATGTTGATGATCAATACTTTAAGGCGGTAAAAGAAGACAGTCTGGACACGTCAGCTATGGAAGCCATCGAAGATAGTTTGGACGCTGACTTCGTAGACGCATAATGGGACTTCAGGAACAAATCCACACGGTCTTAGACCACTTGTCCAACAATGAAAGCGATAAGCTTACCATTGAGGATAGTTGGATCGAAGAGGCAGGAGAGGCTTTCAAGGAAGCCCTTCGTCGCCAGTTCACACGGCAGGATGAAGAATTTCGCCTGCGTATGTCGAACATTGGTAGGCCTCTTTGCCAACTACAAATGGGCAAGAGTGGTGCCACTACTGATCGCAAACCTTACAACTTCATTATGCGAATGCTTCATGGTGACGCAATCGAGTGTATCATGGATGTTGTGCTGCGTATTGCAGGGGCAAACATTACTGGCGGTAAATCAAAGGTAGAGTTTGACCTTAACGGGCATACAATCAAGGGCGAAGACGATGTTGAGATTGATGGCAAAGTCTATGATATCAAATCATCTTCCCCTGCAGCATTTGAACGTAAATGGAAGTATGGCATCGATGCTTTGAAGAAAGACGATGGCTTCGGTTATATCGGTCAGCTAGTGGGATATTCTGAAGGGCAAGGTAAACCTGCAGGCGGTTGGATCGTTGTCTGTAAAAGTTCAGGGGAAGTTGTTGTAGTTGATGCAAATCTTTCCAAAGCAGAAACCAAACGTATCAAGGGCGACCTTGCTATGAAGGCTACTGCAGTGAACGAAGATTGGTCCTTTGAACGGTGCTTTGAACCAGAAGATGATTTCTTTAACAAGAAATATACAGGTTCTAAGAAACTGCCGTTTAGCTGCAATTACTGCGATTACCGACCGTCCTGTTGGCCTAATGCACAATACTTACCACAACCAAAATCCAAGGCCAAAGAGCCACGGAAGCATTGGTATGTGCAGTATGAAGGAAAGGAACTGTAGGTGGCTATCAAACCTTCGTCTGCAAAGGCAAAGGGGCGTAAGCACCAACAGTGGGTAAGAGATAAAATACTAGCATTGTTTCCTAGTTTGGAAGCAGACGATGTTCGATCAACGAGCATGGGCGCAGGGGGAGAAGACGTGCAGTTGTCTCCTGCGGCTAGGAAACTCTTTCCCTACTCTGTCGAGTGCAAGGCCCTGAAGGCTATCGGCGTATACAAGTTCATTGATCAGGCTGAAGCAAACTGTCCTGAGAATGCAACCCCGATAGCCATTATCAAAGCAGATCGCCAAAAGCCGTTGGCGGTTGTTGATGCAAATCACTTTTTTGAACTGCTTGGAAAACTAAAATGAAATACTCTGATCTACCGCTAAACTCTATGGGCATTATCCTTCACCTTGAGGACGAAGGTGGCTTCGGTGTCACAGTCATGCACAACATATCAGAAGATTGGTCTGAGGAAGAAGCAGAGCCGTATTTAGACATACTGAATGGCCTGAACATGGTTCTTACCAACGGCTATGACATGCTT